ACGGGAATCCACTTACCTGCCCAGTCGTTCTGCTCCAAAATCTCATATCCGTTGATCTTGCAATATTTGACCTTGGGGTTGATTGATTCGCGCGTGCGTTTGGGCTTGCCGTAAACCGCTTTAAAGTTTCTATCTTCAGCCGTACCCTCAAAGGCAGTTTGCCCGCCGGGGTACATGTTCAGCTTGGCTTTTTCGTAGTCAATGTAGTAGTAACTGGCAATGCGTACAGTGTCTTCATTGAGCCAGTTGCTGATCGACTGATCACCTACACCGAGGGACTGGAGCGTTGAGATAGGCGCAGCGTCTGGGTACTGGCGCTCGTACTCTGCTTTAGTCAAATCTTCGGTGATAAAGCAATATTTAGCATCCGCACCCGTTGGGTCTTGGATCAAAGGATCCATGTAGACCGAGAAACTGTTGCGAACACGGCCAATTTTAATGTCTTGGTCAAACGTGTTGGGGTCGCAATACTCTGTCATTAACGTGATGTAACCTTCGCCGTAGGCGACTTGGTTTTCACACGCTGTGTCGTACGCTACATCTGCGTCTGACATGTATTCGATGTGACGAATCATGCCGTTGAAAATCTCAGCCACCTGCACATCCGCGTTGTCGTCCACTGGGATGACCTTGGCGCCGGGGCGGTTCTGACGCATGTCATTCGTCACCTGACGAACGTGTTGCGGCAGTTTGTTGATCGTGAGGGTCGGTCTGGCGTTGATTGTTTGACCCTGCACCGCGCCACGGGTGGCCAATACGTCAGCAGGCCACTGCCAGTGGTTGTCAGGCGAGCCCGCATAGAAGCGCAGATCGTCGATTTCGTCCTCACGGCTCTCGGCCAAAGCGGAGACGGCCATGTCCAAACGTGCCCGTGCGACGGTCAATATGTCAGAGTCACTTTTGGGTGGTTTGCCGCCAGCGGCTACATTAGCCGCTGCGACCATGCCTGTTGGATCTGCCATGTTATTTCTTCTTTGCTTTTGAGGCTTCGCGCTTGACCGAATAAGCTATAGCCACCGCCTGTTTTACGGGCTTGCCAGCTTTGACTTCGGCCTTGACGTTCTTGCGAAAGGCTTCGGGTGATTTAGATTTAACCAGTGGCATAGTTGTCCTTATGCGGATAAAACGTGAAGAACAGCAAAATTGATCTTAAGCGTGTCTGTGTAAGCGTTGCTTGATACATTATCTAAGTTAACTGTAAACGCGCCATCAGTTACCGTCACCACAGCGATAAGGTACGCAAAGGTGGCCGTAGCACCAGACGCAATGTTTACGATTACAGTGTCCAAAGCAGACACTTGGCTGTTAGTAACAATAAACGCAACTTTAGCGCCGGGGGCCATCTGCGCGTTGGCTGTCGTAATAGTTCCAGCAGTCTTGTTTATCGTGACACCCGTAGCTTTATTGGTTTGCTGGGTAACTGTCCCATAAGCTGCGTTGGTGTAGCCTAGTTGTGAAGTGGCGAAAACCACACCCGCGCTGACCGTATCCGCGTTGATGATGTTTTGATCTTCATACGCTACGCCGATTGGTTTGGTGTTTGCCATGTTATTTCTTCTTTGCCGTTTTAGCGGATTCTTTAAACGCTTTGGCAGTCGGTGCGCCTTTGTCGCCAGGGGAGCGCATCTTTTCTTTGCTGCCGGCGGCTATGCGTTCGCGTTTTGCTGCGATATTTGAGTACAAGCCTGGTTTAGTGGCCATGATTTAACACTTCCATCGTTTAAGAGCAGCTTTAGCGCGTTCGCCATCTTTGGCGTTGGCCGCTACTGCGCCCATTCTTGCACAAAATGAATCTTTGCGGCCTTGGTCTGCCTTGGTCTTAGGATTAGGCGCTGGCGCTTTAAGGTTTGATCCAGTGGCGGCGTTGTATTTAGCGCGGCCCTTCTCGGTCAAGCCCGCACCCTTGGACACTGGCAACTTTTCACCGCGACCGACGCTTAAAGACACACCTTTCTTAGCCATTATGATCCCATCCAAGAAGTAGTAGCCACGCTTCTGTCTGAATACGTGCGGCGCTGCGTGGGTTCACGCGCCTCACGGTGGGCCACAGGGTATGCAAACGTAACGCAGATCGCGTCTGCCGCGTCTGGTGATGCTAAACCCCGTGCCTTCATGTCTTTTTTCGACTCTAAGAAGATTGTACCCTTAGAGTCGGGTTTCATCATAGGCGAAATTAGATCAGTTTTGAGAAATCTGTCAAGCGGAATTGATGCGGTCTTGAGCCAATCTTTCATTGACCCCCACATCTCAGCCCTTTTGTTGCCGTACATGATGGGATTCTTAGACTTATTGCCAAAGTTGATGCCCTTGACCTTGTAGCGCTGCTCTTTCAAGCGGTCGACAATCCCTGCGCCCAAGCCGCCCTCGTCAATCACGACCAGCGTCGGCTTGAATTCGTCAATCACCTCAATAATGTGCCCGACCACCGTCATGGTGTCGTCGCCCCTGTGCCTGTCAATCCGCACAATGTCGCGCCCTTGCCTGATGGCAATCACCGTCGCATCTGCACCAAACCGCGCTGGGTCTACGCCGATCACTATTGGGGCGCTGGCGTCCTGATACTGCGGGCGCTTCATCGCGTCGTCCACAATGTTGGCCGGTATGAATTGATCGTCGCCTTCAGACGGGAATTGACCGTACACCTCGACGTGCGCCTGTGATGAGTCCGGCCCATACTCATCAATGATGCTCTGATACACCTGTTTGTCTGTACCCTCGACCGTGCGGGCGTCGACTACCTTGGTTGTCCAAAAGCCCCGTTTACTATTAAACGTCTCGTAGAAGTAACCCGTGTTGCGCCGTGGGTTGCTGAACGCCATCCAGAACCTGTTGGGCGTGTTTTCGGTAAAGAAACCCGCCGTCACAGCCCAGATCGAGTCGTCAATACCCGACGCCTCGTCAAACACTACTAGCACACCATCAAAGTTGTGTACGCCAGCGTACGCATCGGGATTCTCCGCTGACCACAGCCGCCCCTCGACACCCCAGTAGCGTGTGCCTTTCTTAAGATCACGCTCGACCAGTTCGGTGAGCCACTTAGCCGGCATCAGGCGGGTGGCTGAGACTTCAAACCAGTGGCTGTTAATCGCGGTGGCCAGCCACTTGGTTATCTCGGCCCAAGTGACTGATCTAAGTTGCGACTCACTGTTGGCCGAGATGATGGTCGTTGAGCCAATCCGCGTGGACAACATCCAGATCGTGATCCATGAGACTAGGGCCGACTTACCAATACCACGGCCCGATGACACGGCGTGCCGTAAGGTGTTGAAGTCAATCTTGCCTTGATTGTTTTTGATGTGATCGGTAATCTGCTGTAAGACTTCACGCTGCCATTTGCGTGGGCCTTTGAAATGCTCCAGTGGCGTGCCAGGTTGCCCCCAAGGAAACGCAAACATTACAAACGCCAGTGGGTTGTCCTTGATGGCTGGCGCCCATAGGCGCGCCATCAGTTCCTGTTCGTCTTCAGCGCTGTATATGGTTGATTGCATCGTAAGTCATTTCAAAGATGTCGGGCTTGCATGGGTAATGTTCACCTTTGACGCCCGTAATGATCCAATCGCCGGGCGTGACAATGTGTTCACCTTCCAACGTATAAACCTTTCCAAAGCCTTCTTCTCGGTCGTGCTTTTCTACGGCTGGATGGTCGCCCATCTTGAACCATTGCGTCGCCTCTATCTCAACGGGTTTCTTGCGGAATTTCATGTACTTGGCCCTCGATTATGTTTGCGTCGCTCACGTCCAAGACACGCTTTTGTGCCTCGGCCAGCGCGCCGGTGATGGATATGCGCTGATCGACTTCGACAGATATGGCCTGCTTGGCCACCCAGCCGTGCTGATGCTTCAAGACTTCTAGCGCCATCTTAGCGTCGCCGTCTAACGCGGCATTGCGGATGATGTTGGCCATCTCTATCTCAGCGTCGGCTTTGCCTTTTTGCGCAGCCATCTCAACGACGGGGTCAAGTTGCGTGAGTTGTCGGTATTCAGTGGGAAGCATGCCGGCGGCCAAAGCCAGCGTGTCGCCTTTGAGGCCAAGTTTGGCGGCGTCGTACACCGCCTTCAAGCGCGACTCTGTTGCCTGCACATTGCGCGGCGTGAATGGTATTGAATGGAACATTTGTTCTCCATGCTGGTTGCACGTGGCTGAATTCTACAAGAAAAAAAATTTAAAAAACAGTTGGCCATTTTGCTGATTGCTGGGAGAAAAAAAATTGTTCGCGAACGGTACGTTTTTGTTGGCCCTATGCCGCCGGCCCTGCCCTACCCCTTCTGGCATTGTGGGTATTTGCCAGCGGGCCGGCGGCGGTGGCCGCGCAGCCACTGTGCCGCATGTTGCATGCTGCAAGCTGGCGCCAGCCGGCCGCGCAGCCATTGGGTCATTTGGGTCATTTGGGTCACGGTTTTAAATTGCAAGCTGGCGCCGGTGGCCATTGTCATTGGGTCATTTGGGTCATTTGTTTTTTGTTGACCCAAATGACCCAAAATGCGCAGATCTGGCGCCCAGGGAATTCCCCGGCTTTGGGTCATTTGGGTCATTTTGTCACGCTGCAAAAATCGGCGCGGGTAGAGTTGTCCACATGGCGTTACACTGTCTTTATATACAGTACTATCTTTAACTTTACTATCTATAAACAATGACCCAAATGACCCAAAGTATATTGCAAGTGAGTATCTGCGCTGGCTGGCGCTTAGGTCATTTATTTAATTTCCATGGCCAATTAATAACCCAAATGACCCAAGATTATGCAATTTTTGCATAACTGTAAAATAGTTGTTGACAGTGTAAAGAAATCTGTTACGCTAGAGGCTCGCTTCGGCGAAAAGGGAAACTACATTAAACGAAAGGCAAACAATGACTAAATCTGAAATTCGCGAATTGCAATTGATCACAAAATACCGCGCAGCTGGCTTAGGTCCGGACTATGTTGCGCGCGCTATATCTGCGCTCATTCGCTGCGCTCGCAGCCAAAAAAGCGCCGAAGCGCTGCGCGCTCATGCCCTGGCATTCGGCGTCACAAATCACCCTGAATTTATCGCTTAACTAAACCGACCGGCGCAAAGCCGGCCAATAAACGAAAGGCAAAAAATGATCTTGAAATTCAACACCGGCCGCACGTATACAACAAACGGTCAACGGATCGCGGCCGCTTTGCAAGAAAACGGCGATATTGTATTTGTCGACGTCGACCGCCGCATAGAAGGCACAATCCGCGCAAACGGATTGACCCGCCAAGAAATTATCGATTTTGGTTTTTTCACCCAGCGCGGCGTTTTGCAATCCTATGATGAAAATCAATATACGTGCGCGTATGACTTAGATGATGATTTTGCGACGGCGCAGCTGCTGCGCGACGCGGCCGAATCAATTTAATTTTAACTAAAAGGCAAAACAACATGAAAAAAGCATTATTAGATATCCTGGCCGCCGTCGTTATCGCGGCCGCGCTCACTGTCGGCGCCCTGGCTTATTTTGACGTATTGGTGAAATAACATGCAAGTACATCTCACACTAAAAAGCGCGAACGTCAAAACCGGCCCGATACCGGTTTCAACGACGGAGCGCGACAGTTGCCCGGCTGATTGCAAAATGAAGGCCGAATGCTACGCAGCCAGCGGGCCACTGGCGCTCCATTGGGCCGCCGTATCAATGAAAACGCGCGGCACGTCCTGGGGTGAATTTTGCGAGACAATCGCGCGCTTACCCGACAATCAAATTTGGCGCCACAATCAAGCCGGCGATCTACCCCAGCAAAACGGTTCAATTGACCCGGTTAAATTGGGCCAACTTGTCGCGGCCAATAAAGATAAACGCGGGTTTACTTATTCGCATCACCGCGACGCCGCCAGCATTGCATGGATCCGGCACGCCAATAATTGGGGTTTCACTGTCAATTTGTCGGCCAATGATCTAAACGACGCCGATTATTTGGCCGATCAAAACGCCGGCCCGGTCGTCGTCGTTTTGCCCAGCACGCAAAATGAAAACCTAAAAACGCCAGCCGGCCGGCCGGTCGTCGTTTGCCCGGCCACCCAGCGCGACGATGTATCGTGCGCGACGTGCCAGCTTTGCCAGCGCCAGCGCGCGGCCATTGTAGGTTTCCCGGCGCATGGTTCGCGTCATCGCACAATTAACTTAAGGCTAGCATCATGAAATATTTTGGCACGTATCACCGTTTGCGTTTACATGTAAGCGCAACACCTAAGCAAGTTTTACGGGCGCTTTATAAAAAGCTGCGGCCCGTCGCGCTTACCCGCGCCCAGCGCATGCACCGGCACGCGATCGCGCGCGACATTTTCGAATGTCATTGTGAAGCGCGCGCGCTTTATGCGAGGGTCACAAAATGATAAAAAGCATGCGCGCAAAATACCCCGGCCACTGTAGCCGGAGCGGCGCCAGGATAAACCCCGGCGATGACATTAAATTTGACACCGTAACGCGCCGCGCCTGGCTAGATGAACCCGGCGACTCTCGCGTCGTTTTCTACGGCGACGACGGGCCAAAAACCTTCTACCGTAACCCGCGCGGCCGGTGTATTGACGCGCCGTGCTGTGGGTGTTGCACTATTTAAAAAGGGAAACTATGAAAACCGTAACTATTGGCCGCACGGCCTACAAAATCAACGACGACCGCGACATTTTTGCAGAGCATGCAAAATGCACCGGTAAGCATAAAATTGTGAAAAGCCGGGGCGCCGAATTACGCCGGTTTCCCGATTATTGGGCTGACATGAGCACGGCCGATTATGTGGCCACTTATTACGCGCTCAATAGTACCTCGCGCCGGTTTCCTTCGGCTAAGGGCGCGCCATATGGCACTGGGAACACGTTAACCGGCTTTTATGAGAATCTAAACACGGCCCCAGCGGCCAACTACACCGAAGGCGATATATATGAAAACGAAGGATAATTTACACCCGCTCATGCGGGAAATAATCGCGCCCTGGGCGCCGCTCACGTACGCCGACCATTATTATGTAGACCTGGGTTATCGCTATGAGCGCGGCCAAGTGTCAGAGCATGAATACAAAATGGCCCTGGCCGAAGGACCCGAAGCGCGCCGGCTTATGGGGCGCGGCGCCATGGAAGCGGTGCGGAGCGCCTATTGATGACCCTATTGATTGCCCTTATACTGGCGGGGCTGCTGGTCATTCTCCTTGATCTGTAGCAGTTGCCTACCTCACAAGGCCCCTAGCGATAGGGGCCTTTTTTTATGTCGACGCCGTAGGCGGCGGCATTGTCTATTTCACCAGGCGCACGGCCAGGGGCGCCGGTATATCTTCAACCATGCGGCGCAGTTCTGATTTTGGCCGGCTGGCCATCTCAGGCGCGCAAAACATGTGTTTTTTGCTTTGAAAATCACCGGACGCGACGCGGCCCAAATCGACCCACCCAGCCTCTTTAAGCGCGTGCAGTAGCGCCGGCTGGGGAACCTTCACACCGGCCGGAGCGGCGCCAGCCACGCGGTCACACAATGCATGGAAGGGAGACGCCACCACGCCCTTCGAAAACTCACCCAGGCGCCCGCGCATCAGTTCCACCAAGTACGATTCGGCCATGCTCATGCCATGCTCGACCAAGTTCAATTTAAACTCGGTCATCATGGGCGCAGCGCCAGGGTTAAACGCGCTCACGTCCCGCGCTTGCAGCCAGGCGCCCACGGCCGCGAACCCTCCGGCCTTGTACCATGCCCACATACGGGCGGCCGCGTCGGTGCCCATGCGCGGCGCATGCGACCAAACGCACATCCACCGGCGGTCTTGAGAGTCGAGCGAAATTGGCACGGGGTCATTGGAAAACGCCAGCACGAACACGCGGTTGGCCATCTGATAGGGGTGCAGGCCCTTGCGGTTCACTGTCAGCATTTCAGGCGGCGCGGCGATGATGGGCTTTAATTTGTTAGCCAGCGCGCGGCGCTCTTTGGCGTCGGGTTCTTTCAACTCATTCAAGATCAAAATTTCAGATTCCAAGGCATAACCGAACTGCGACGACATGGTGTCATTGTCCAGCAGGCCACGGTTTTTAAGATGGGGGCCACATACGGCCCAAATGAACGGCGCCCACATGGTGTCTTTGCCGGACCCTTGGTCGCCGCCATGCAGCACGGCATGATTGATCTTGATGCCGGGAAATTGGATTTTGAAGGCCATCACATTTAAAATGTGATCTAACTCGCGCTGATCGGGCACAAGGGTTTTGCAGTGGTCCATCCATGGGGTCACATCACCGGCGGCCACTGGAGGCCGAGCGTCGCGCCAGCGGTTGCCGTACAGATCGCCATCACGGGCCACAATGACCGATTCGCCGGCGGCGTAAGTGATCCCCACAAGCGCTTTGGCGCCGTGTTGCTGGCGGTTTTCGTCAAAGCAGATTGACGCTTCGACCTTGGGGCGCTTGCCATGGATTGAATTGCAAGATATGTGACGAAACAAAGCGTTAAAAGTGCTGCGGGAAATTTCGCGGCGGTCTTGCATATCAAAATAAGACTCGTCGTCTTGAATGTAGGCGAAGCGCTCATACCACTGCGCCTTTTCAACGCGGCCCAGTTCTTTACGCTCGACCTCGGCGATGATGGCCGCCGCCGCGTCGGGGAATGCTTCGGTTGGCTTGATCTTGGACAGGGCTTGATCCATGGCCAAGGTCAGCAGTTCGTCACGCAGGCCAGGGGCGTGCTTGGGGCCGCCATTCTCTGACACCCACTGCAAAAACGCGCTAGAGCCGTATTCAACGCAATGACTGTGCAGGCAGCAGTAGGCGCGATTAGCGGGCATGTAACGGCCTTCGGGGTTGCCGTCAGTATGCTCGGCTGAGTTGGGGCACATCACGCCGGCCCAGCCCTCTTGATTGGGTTTAGACAGTAGCAGGCCCTGGCCACTAAGCCACGCCATCACGTCATCTGCGCCGTCATCTGACAAGCGGATCGGCTTAAAGCCAACAGAGTCAGCAGGCGCAGGCACTACGCCAAGCGCGTCACAAATTTGGTCCAATGTAAAGTCACGTGCTGGGTGAAACTCCACCAGCTTGGCGGCGAAGTTGTTACGGTCGGGTTTCAAGTTGATCGAACCAGGCAAACGGAAATTGCGCACGGCGTTAATTGCGCCCTTGTCGGTGTAACCCGCATCAGCGATGGCTTTGATGGCCGCGCTAAAGTCGGCTTTGGTGGGCTGTTCTGAGAACGCATAGCCCCACTGAAACGACCCCTCTGAGGTTTCCATCTTCCACGTCGGCTCAAGTGGCGGGATGGCCGCCTTCGTGCCCACGTCATCCAGCACCATCACTAGCACATATTCACAATACGCCGCGCCGGCTGAAACGTGGCCATCTTTGAAGCGGTCGATAATAAAACTGGCCGTGTTGCCGTAGATTGCCCAATCGGGTTTGATGCGTGCGTTAGGCAACATAGCCGGCCATGTGCATTTGATCGCGCCATCTGCGTGGAATTGCAATTCTTTGCCGATGGGCTTCTGGCGCACGATCAGCGCAGTCTCACCCTCTGGCGCCAAAGAAATTAAAAAATCAAGAAAGTTCATTTGCCATACCTTTTCATAGTTTCAACTTCAGCGTTCAAGGGTAGGCCATTTGCCCACGCCGGCGCTGTACACATCACACGTTTTAATTTTTCGGCAGCTTCTGGGTCTGCCGTCTCTAATACGATTTCATCATGCACATGCAGCACAACGTCGTCGAGTTGGCGCAAGGCGTGGCGAAGCAAATCGTTGGCCACTGCCTGCGTTACATTTTCACATGCCAAGCCTTTCCACAGACGGGCGCGTGGCCATTCTTTTGCATCTTGCGCTGGCTTCCATGCCGCTTTGGCATAACTGACGCCCTCTGATTCCAATTTGGCATAGGGGTAGCACAAAATGCGCCCTGACGGTAGGGCATACCACAGGTGCAAGCCGTCGTATAAATATGTTATAAGGCCGGCTTTGAACTCGCGCCCTTTGTTTCGCATTGCTCTGGTATATGCGTCCTCAAGCGCCGACCAATAAGGTACGCTCCAAGAATTAGCGCGCCGCCAGCCATCCACCATGCGTTTGGCAACTGGCTCAGGAAGACTGATCCCATAAGCCCTGCCCATAGCAGCAAAAGCGCCCACGCCGCCAGCAAATCCGCAGGCAAGTTCTTGAACCTTGCCAATTTGGCGCTGGTCTTTGGTGACGTCATCGACGCGAATGTTGAACGTTGCGGCTGCATTAACTTTATAGACGTCTTCGCCAGTGCGGAATAGTTCCAATTTATCGTGTCCTCGACCGGAGAGCCAAGGGTTGACACGCGCTTCGATAGCCGCCCAGTCAGCCACGACAAATTGCTTTCCTTCGGCTGCAATAAGCGCGGGGCGAAGCATGCCTTTGAGTACATCGGTAACGCGCTTTCCATACCGAGGAACAATGGCGTGGCCTCTGACCATGGCGTGCCGAACCTCGTCGGGTTCTTCAGCGCACTTGCGCGTGAAGTTATGAACTTGTGCGCCATAGCTGCTTGCTCGACCTGTTGCCGAGCCTCCAGCAAATACGAACGCTCCGCGTACCCGCGCATCCTCCTCATCTGCCAGACAGGCGAGTCGGTTGAATTTAGCCACGGACGATGCCCAAAGGTCGTCTGCGCATTGAATGACTTCTTGAACATCTGGTGGTACTCCATCGCAGTTTAAAAGGTTGGCTCTTACGGTTTTGTCAATGCTGACCTTGTCGTCCTTCTGCATCAGCTTGCGCGCTTCCTCGTCCACGCGATCCCAAACCCACTCACGCATGCGGGGGCTGCGAACGCTGGTGATAGCGCCTTCGGTAACTTCCTTGACAATTTCCTCAATCTCAATCAGTTCGTCTGACGCGTACTTGACTGCGGCGTGGCACAGCGGCACGTCCACCAGCACGCCCCTGTCGTTGATCTTTTCGTTGACGTGATAGTCGAGCAATTCTTCGTCAGACAAGTCGCGCATGCCCTTGCTGATTGCACGCATGGCGCGCACGTCTTGCTCACAATACTTAATCATCTCGGCCATCAGTTCTGGCGAGTCTTTGAATGGCGGCACGCACATCAAGCGGATCAGTTGCGCGCCTCTGTGATCTTTCTTCATAGACGCGCCAGCAAAGCGGCCAACGTCCTCCAGACTGCCAGGCGCGCAGTTGGCGCGGGCTTGTGTTGCAGTACAGTAAAACTGCTCCAACTTAAAATTTATTTGTAAGACATACCAAAAGATCAAGCGCTCAAACGCTGCGTTATGCGCCCTGATCTGACCGGTGTAACTGCGTACGCTCTCGGGGAATGGTTCCGTGGGAACCCAAGTCACCACGTCTTCGTCGTCAAACGCATAGGACATGCACAACACATCGGTGCTGGCGTCCATGGCGTAGTTGTACACGCCTTTGGCGCGTAGGTCGCACATACTGCGCGTTTCAAAATCTATGTAGAGCATAAAAAGGCGGGGGCCTCGATTTGGTTTCGTCTAGGTAGGGGGGAAAGCCAGAAAATCCCTACAGAAACATCCTCGAATGCTGGCTTAACAGCCCCCTATTCAATTAAGCACTACGGCGACGACGTGCTGGTGCTGCTGGCTCGGCTTCCGGCTCAACGGCAGGCGCTTCGCCATCCATAGAAACCCACTCGACAACTTCAAACACTGGCGTGTAGATTTTGCCGTAGGATTTGTGAGCGTAGTGGTCTTTCTTCAAACGCACAACTGGCACTGGCTTGGTCTGGTCTTTTTCGACCTGCTCTGCCAAGGCCACGGCCAAGGTCTGAACTGCACGCTTACCGCCCACTGACGTAGTGGTGAAGCGCGCTTCCATGCCCTTGTCTTCGCCAGAGATGCACTTCAATGACATACCGACTTGGCTCTCCCAGCCTTTTTTGGCTTGAGGGGGCGCCTCGTCCAAAGCAGGCAATGGATTGCTTACGCTGGTCATTTTCTCGCCCAGCACTTCGCCATCGCCCCAAGCGATAAATCCATGCACAAATGAAAAAGGGTTAACCGCCCAAACAGCGTCGTCTTCCGCTTCGGTTTGATCTGCGCCAAAGACCCAGTGGCCAGTTTTGTCCATTTTGATAATGACAACACCGGCTGGGCCTACCTCGGCTTGGATCGAACGCAAAGCGCTAGACAAAGTTGAAACGGCAGGCAAGTTTGCTTGAGAGAAGGTTACTAAATTTGACATGATTTTCCTTACTGTAGTTTAGAAAGGGCAGCGTTTAATTGCTTACCCAAGAGCATCACTTCGGGTCGTGGATCATCCACGCTTGCCAAAGTGTTACCTGAAGAAATGGCGACCACTAGGTCTTCCGGTAGGCCGATCTTGCGCTTTTTGAGCGCCTTTTCGGCCTTGGCGGGGGAGACGACAGTTGTCTCCATCACTTCAGATTCTGTGAGGCCATACGCAAACAAAGCGACTTTCGCTTTCTCATCGTCTGACCATGACCTGATGGCACGCTTGGCCACCAGTTTGTATTCGGGTAACTTAGCGCCGGACTCAAGCATCTGCAATGCCAAGCCGCGCAAGTCTTTGATCCAATCTTCTAACATGTCAGCAGTTTTGAGGTACTGGCTGATCTGAGGCGCTGGCAAAGATTCAATCTGCACCTTCAATGCGCGGTCAACTGCACCAGTCATCAATGGGCAGATGGGCTTGGCCGCACACCACTTGCAGTGATCGCCCACGGCCAGCTTCGCATCTGGCTTCTCGGCTTGTTTAACCGCTTGCACCAATTGCTTTTCAAACTCAGCAATACGCGCAGGCGTTGTGACCCAACGGCGCACTTCAGGTGGTTGCACAATGACGCATTCAATATCAGTCACACCATCAAACGCCCACTGCGCTTCTGGCGTACGCATAGCGGCCGCCGCGTAGAACATCAGTTGCGGATTATCTTCAACCTCGACCATAACGCCGTCGCCAAACTTCCAATCAAGTACAACGGCACGATTGCCAAGACGACCAATAAGATCAGTGGAACCAAACACACCAGGTAGCAAATCCCCAAAATTGACACTGGTTTCGGCTTCAATTTCCATGACGCGTTTGGGGTCAATTGCATCTAACGCCTCCAGTGCTGGTTTGATTTTATTGTCAATCAATTCTTGCGTGAGAACTTGATCTTCATAGCGCGCGCCAAGGTAATGCTCAGGGGCTTCGTCGCCCATAATTAACTCGGCCATCACATTGTGTAGAAGTGTACCTTCGTCAGCGTATTTGTTAGAAGGCTTTGGCGGCATTTTCTGCACCAACGCCACACTGCCTGGGCAGTTGATGACGCGCTTGGCTGTAGAGCCGCCGACGATATTTGAGTGAAGCATACTTTCC